TGTATGCAAAGAAAGTTTATTACTATCGTAAAGATATTAATGCTCAAGATAGAAAGAGTGCAGAGAAAAGAGGTGCTGACTATGAAGCAGATGACAATGCAGAAAGATTGTTTGAACCTTCAGGTGAGGAGTTTTATATAACAAGTATAGAGGAGAGTGATGATGACTAGACAAGAAAAAGAAGCATTAGGTATATCAAAGTATGAAGAACTATGTGAAGCATTAGTAGGAGATAACTCTACTGAAAGATATACTCACGAAGATATAGTTTCATATATCTATAACTTAAAAAAGATAGAGGAGAGATTTTATGACAGTAAGAAAACTTAATGACGAAGGGCAGATAGATTTAGCAAAAGAATATATACTTGATATGTTTGACGAGTTACAAAACAGAGTATCTGTACCTAATATGGTACTTGCTATGCAGATGGAAACAACAGACCTTGTATATGGTACTGCACCTAGTCATACTGTAGCTACAAGTATGTTGCTAGAAGTTATTAATATGAAACTTAGAATGGAAACAGAAAAGGAGTTTGAAGATGAGTGAATATAAATACACATATAGATTTAGTGAGCAGACAGTAGATACTAGATACTACAAAGTAGAATCTAATGAGAAACTTACCAAGAGTGAGATGCAAGATTTAGCTTGGTCAGTAGAAATGACAGAAGGAGAAACATTTAAATGTAATGAAGGCAAAGCTACCTTTGAAGGTACTGAGTATGGAGATGATGCACAGTATCAAATGGAGGAAGGAGAGGAGAACTTAGCAGATGATTAAATATATTCTATACACACAACATGCTTGTGATTTTTGTAACAAAGCAAAACAATTATTAATAGATGAGGAGTATCATTATGAAGAAAGATTATTAGATACACCTGAAAAGATAAAAAGATTTAGAGATGCAGGACACAAGACTGTACCACAAATCTTTTTACACATAGGTGGTCATGATGAATTATACGACTATCTATATGGAGATATAAACTTTAATCCAGACCCAGAGTTAGTAGAGAAAACAAAACCTACTGCAAAGATATTACCTTTCAAAGGAAAGATAGGTGCTATTTCTGGAGAGAAGGAGGAGGAATGAAATACAAAGTAGAAATAGAATTAGACTTTAATAGAAGACCTAGTAAGAAAAATGTATTAAACAAACTATTTGATATGTTACGAGATAATAAAGTTAATTATAAATTACATAAGTATAACAATAGTTTATACGAAAAAGTTAATAGGAGTATTAAGAATGATAAATATAAGTAGAGATTTAATAAAAATATTTTTAGCATGTATAGTATGGTACTTGTTATGTTTTACATTACCATTAATTATGGTATAATTATATGTTGACAAAACAATATAACTATAGTATTATAAAATATAAATATATAAATAATAATTATAATTTAACTAACTATGAAATATACGATAAGATGTGTAAAGAAAATAAAGATGTATCTTGGGCATACAATGTATACTTTATAGAAAAATATTGGGATAATGAATAATGTATGTAATAGCTTTATATAATCCAAAGATAGATGACTTGCCAGATGTCTATGAAGAAGAAGGTAAGATTAGATATTTTAAATCAGATATAGAAGCTGAATATTTTTTAAATAGGTTATATGAAAAACATAATATTTATATAACACCTTTACTAGATGACCATATGATTTTAATGAGTGTACAATGATTGAACTAAATATATTAAACATGTTTATCATAGGTATAGTATTAGGAATGTTTATAGTATTAATAGCTTACTTACTAACGAGGTTATAATGAATACAGATTTAGAAAAACTATATAAAAGAAATATATATGAATTACAAAAACAAAATAAAAAATTAATGGTACGTGTTAAAGAATTAACTGATGAATTGTACGAATTAAAAACAAATAAAAAGTTTAAAGGTTGGGTAGAGAATCCAGATGCAGGACATATTAAAGATGAGTAAAGATAGAGAGAGAAGATTAAAAGCAACAGGCAAATGGTTTCAAACAACAAAGAAAAAAAATGTATGGACAAACAATATATTTCCTGCTATATTAATAATAGGATTTATTGTTTATATTATAAATTTATAGGAGAGAACATTGGTAAAGAATTTATGGGATAAAGAAAGTAAAACTTTATTTAAAAAGTATTACAGAGAATATAAGAGTGAGGGTTATGACGATAAAGAATCAAAGCGACTAGCTAAACAAGATGTTAATACTGTGCTAGGAGAACGAATTGACTTTGCTGAATTATTGTATAAAGATAAATTAAATGATTATAATTAGGGGAACAAAATGTATTCAAGTAAATGGTTAGACAGAGGTTCTTGTCCTAAGTGTGGGTCTAGTGATGCTAATGTTAAACATGCAGAAGGATACAGTTATTGTTTCTCATGTGAAACTAGATTTGGAGAGGGTGAAGATATGAATAATGTAACACCTATGCCTGTAGCAGAAGTTAAACCTTTAACAAATGAAGGTGTTGTTGCAGATATAGTAGAAAGAAAAATTACAAAAGACACAGCAGAAAAATATAATACAAAGATTACAAGAGATGGTACAGTTACAACCAAACACATCTATGAATACTATGATGTTAATGGTAGTCACGTAGCTAACAAAGTTAGAAACACATCTACAAAACAAATGTGGACTGAGGGTTCTATACAAGAAGCTATGTTGTTTGGTCAGAATTTATTTAACTCTGGTGGTAAGTATGTTACCATAACAGAGGGAGAGGTAGATGCTATGTCTGCTTATCAATTGATGGGTAGTAAGTGGGCATCTGTCTCAATCAAAACAGGAGCAGGTGGTGCGTTACGAGATTGTAAAGCATCATTTGAATATCTTGATAGCTTTGATAATATCATTATATGTTTTGATATGGATGAACAAGGCAGAAAAGCTGCCAACAAAGTTGCTCAATTGTTTTCTCCGAACAAGTGCAAAATAATGTCTATGGAGTATAAGGATGCTAACGAATACCTTAAGATGGGTAAGAGCCAAGCCTTCAACCAAGCTTGGTGGTCGTCACAACCATATACTCCTGCAGGCATTATGAACCTACAACAATTAGGTTCTTCATTATTTACTGAGGAATATTGTGAGACATGTTTATTTCCTTGGAGTAAGATGAATGATAAAACTTATGGAATGAGAACAGGAGAACTAATAACATTTACAAGTGGTGCAGGTATGGGTAAGTCCTCTATTATGAGAGAACTAATGTATCACTTGTTTAAAAATACAAAAGATAATGTAGGTATACTAGCATTAGAAGAGAGTGTTAAGAACACAGCATTTAATATTATGTCCGTTGAAGCTAATGCTAGATTGTATATAAAAGAAATAAGAAAGAATTATACACAAGACCAATTAGATAAATGGCAAGAAGATACTATAGGCTCTGGTAGGTTCTTTGCCTTTGACCATTTTGGTTCTATTAGTAATGACGAGATACTTGCTAGAGTTAGATACATGGCACAAGCATTAGATTGTAAATGGATATTCATAGACCATTTATCTATTTTAGTATCTGGACAGGAAGAAGGAGATGAAAGAAAGTCTATTGATGTGCTTATGACAAAGCTACGTTCTCTTGTAGAACAAACAGGTGTAGGATTATTACTTGTATCACACTTACGTAGACCTGCAGGTGACTCTGGTCATGAGAATGGTAAGGAGATAACACTATCACATCTTAGAGGTTCTGCATCTATCGCACACTTATCAGATAGTGTGATAGGTCTAGAAAGAAATCAACAAGCAGAAGGAGATGAAGCCAACACCACAACCATTCGTATTTTAAAGAATAGGTACACAGGAGATACAGGTATAGCTACACACTTGTATTATAATAGAGAGACAGGTAGATTAACAGAGGTTGACAATCCTTACGAAGCAGAGTATAATACAGATAATACAGAGGAGGTACCTTTCTAATGAAATGTTATAACTGTGAAACAGAATTAATATGGGGTGGTGACCATGACTGTGAAGATGATGAAGACTATGCTATTGTAACAAACTTATCTTGTCCAGAGTGTGATGCTTTTCATTTAGTATATTGGTGTCACAAAGATAAAGAAAATAAAGAAAGTTGGGAAGAAGGATATAAGAAATGGTTAAAAACAAAATAGTTTATCAACCAAAAAAATTAACATTTAAAGAAAAGAGAATGATAGTGAAAGCACATAAAATTTTATTTAATGACGATAAAGAACCAGAAATGTGGAAGCATTATTGTGAAGAAGAGAAAACTGAAATGGCAGTAGGCAAAGGTGAGCCTTGTAATTGGTGTGGAAAGGAGGAAGAAGATTGTGAAAGTTGTTCTTGACATAGAGACAGACCAATTAGATGCTAGTGTAGTTAATTGTATAGTAGCTAAGAATATAGATACAAATGTATCAACAGTATTTGACCCCAGTAATATGCATGTATTTAAAAACTGGTCTAAAGATATTGAACAGTACATTATGCATAATGGTTTATCATTTGATGCTCCTGTTTTAAATAGATTACTAGGTACAAATATTAAACCTTCACAAGTATTAGATACATTAATATTATCACAGTTGTTTAATCCAATTAGAGATGGTGGTCATGGACTACGAGCATGGGGAGATAGATTTAACTTTCCTAAAGGAGATATAGAATCCTTTGGTAAGTATACAGAAGAATTAAGAAGATATTGTATGCAAGATGTAGACATAACACATAAGCTATATGATTATTTTAAGAAAGAAGGAAGAGGTTTCTCTAAGTCTGCTATTGATTTAGAACATCAAGTAAGAGTTATAGTAGACCAACAAGAAAAAAATGGATTTGCTTTAGATATAAAGAAAGCAATGTTGTTACTTGGACAACTGTCAGATGAAGCCACACAGTTAGAAAAGTGGGCAACCAAAAGATTTGAACCTACGAAAGTAGAACTAAAGACGAAGACTAAACATATACCTTTTAATATAGGTTCTCGACAACAGATAGCAGATAGACTAATGGCTATAGGTTGGAAGCCTAAAAAGTTTACAGATAAAGGTAATGTAATTGTTAATGAAGAAGTATTAGATACTATTAATATGCCTGAAGCTAAAAAGTTTTCAAGGTTCTTTTTATTACAGAAACGTGTTGCACAAATCAAGTCATGGATTGAATTATTTAACGATAAAACTGGTAGAGTGCATGGCAAAGTAATGACATTGAAAACTGTAACAGGTCGTATGGCACATCATAGTCCTAATATGGCTCAAATACCTGCTGTTCGTTCTCCCTATGGTAAAGAATGTAGGGATTGTTGGACAGTAGGTAACATACATACTCATTCAATAGTGGGTACAGATGCTAGTGGATTAGAACTTAGATGTCTGGCTCATTTAATGAATGATAAACAGTTTACTGATACCCTACTAACTGGAGATATACATACACACAATATGAATATGGCAGGTCTTACCGATAGAGACCAAGCAAAGACTTTTATATATGCTTTTATGTATGGTGCAGGACCTGCAAAGATAGGTCAAATAGTAGGAGGAGGTTCAAAAGAGGGAAAGGTGTTGATAGATAGATTCTTAAAAAGTATGCCATCCCTTAAACGTGTACGTGATATTGTAACTAATACTGCTCAAAAACATGGTGTTATAAAGGGCATAGATGGTAGGTTATTGCGTACACGTAGTCCACACTCTGCTCTTAATACCTTAATACAAGGTGCAGGAGCAGTCGTGTGTAAGTTATGGTTGGTAAACATTATGAAAAGAACTACGTCTTCTAACTTAGATGTAAAGTTAGTTGCTAGTGTTCATGATGAATATCAGTTTGAGGTTGTAAACAAAGATGTGCAGGCATTTTGTAAGATAACTAAGTATGCTATGAAAGATACTGAGAAACAATTACAGATGCGTTGTCCATTAGATAACGAATATAAGGTAGGAAAAACATGGGCAGAAACTCATTAGAACCTAGTATTGAAAATCGTAAGAAGTTTGATATAGATTTACAATACGGAAAAATAAGAGAGAAGAATGTAGCATCTATGTTACAAGACAAAAAGATTGAGGTTAAATCTGAAAGAGATATGTGGCAACGAACAGGTAACATTGCAATAGAGTATCAATGCTATGGTAAACCTAGTGGTATTGATGCCACCACATCTGACTATTGGTTTCACAATCTTTGTATCGGTGAAGAAACTTTTGCTACTTTGGTTTTTAAAACGAATAGTCTAAGAAAGATAATTAAAAACTTAGATAATAAAAAATCAGTATCAGGGGGAGATAACAATGCATCTCGTATGTATTTGTTAAATATACAAAAGCTTTTTTCTTCAGATGTTATAAAAGCTTTTAAAGAAAGTGCTTGACATATCATATATGTTTTGCTATAATTATATTTTTAACTATGAAAGGAGACAGTAATATGTCCGTAATACAGGGAAAAGCCTATTGGGCTTCATTAATAAATCCAAACACTACATTTGATAGTGATGGTACTTGGAGTATAGACGTTAGCTTAGACGAGAAGAACAAGAAGATTGCTGAAGCTGATGGTCTTGCTATTAAAAATAAGAATGATGACAGAGGAGACTTTGTTAGCATTAAGAGAAATGTTAGAAGAAAGAATGGAGATTATAATAAAGCTCCAACTCTAATGGATTCTCAAAAGAGAGCTATGAAAGATACCTTAATTGGTAATGGCTCTGAAGTAAGTGTGTTGTACTCTACATACACTTGGGAGTACAAGGGTAGGTCTGGTACCAATGCAGACTTACGTGCAGTACAAGTTACAAATTTAATTCCTTATCAAAATGATATGGAAGATGCGTTTGATGTTGTTCCTGATGGATTTGTAACAAAGGAAGATGCTGAAGTATCTTTTGCTTCTTAATTAAAGAAAGGACTATGGGGGTATCGCAAGGTATCCCCATATTTATTATATGAAAAAAAATATAGATACTTTAGTAGAAGATATATATTCTCTATTTGATTTAAACACAGAAAATAATATAGATGAAAAAGATTTAGATAAATATTTAAAATCTTTTATAGAAGGTGTTACTGATACTATTAAACTTTTATTAAAAGAAAAACATAATCCTCAAAGAAATTTAAGGCTATCAGCTATAGGTAAACCAGATAGACAACTATGGTATGATAAAAATATACAACAAAAAAATACAACATTGAGTCCTTCATTAAGAATTAAATTTTTCTATGGTCATTTATTAGAAGAAGTGTTAATATTATTTACAAGATTAGCAGGACATAAAGTAACAGGACAACAAAAAGAAATAGAAGTAGAAGGTGTTAAAGGACATCAAGATTGTTTTATAGATGATGTTCTTGTTGATTGTAAGAGTGCATCTGGTAAAAGTTTTATTAAGTTTAAAGAAAATAAGTTATCTATTGATGACCCCTTTGGGTATCTACCACAAATATCAGCTTATGCTGAAGGTAATGGTGTAGATGAAGCAGCTTTTTTAGCAATAGATAAACAAAGTGGAGAAATATGTTTAACAAAAGTACATTCTGTGGAGATGATAAATGCAAAAGATAGAGTTAAGCACCTTAAAAAAGCTTTGGATAAAGATAGACCCCCTGATAAATGCTATACTGACGTTTCTGATGGCATGTCTGGCAATCGTAAGCTTGCTGTTGGCTGTGTGTATTGCAGTCACAAAAGATTGTGTTGGTCTGATGCTAACATGGGTCAAGGACTTCGTGTATTTAATTATGCGAAAGGTAAAAGGTTTCTTACACAGGTAAATAGAACACCTGATGTAGAAGAAGTAACGAATTGGTAAAGGAAATAAAATGAAAGCATATATATTAGAAGCAGTTATGTCTCACTATACAGCAGAAAGGGATAAAGCTTTAGCAAATATTAAGATACATATTAACAATCCTGTGGGTGTAGGTGAGCATCCTAAGATTGTAGAAGATGTTATTGATTTAGTACACAAAGCATCTGAAGCTAAAGATGCAATAGAAATGTTACATACTATAGTAAATAATGAAAAGGATAATTGACTTAGAAGTTTCAGTTATATCTGATATAAATAAAGAAGAATCAGCAGAAAGAAAATTATTTCTTGCTGTTATCTTTCAAGCTTTATTAGACGCAACGAAACCAAAAGATAAAAAAGAATCTTCTATTTCTATTATGAATAGAGATAGAGCAGTAGCCTGGTTTTTCTGTAGCACAGGAGTTACTTGTGATAACTTTGAATTTGTTTGTGAACAAGCAGGACTAAGTTCAAGTTATACTAGACATTTTGCTTATAAGGTGATACACTCTAAAGAAATTAAATTTGTTAGACAAAAAATTAATGCAGTATTAAATAGTAAATGAGGATAAAATGGGACAAATGGATGAAGCAATAAAAGAAACAGTAAAAGATAAAAAAGGTTTTAAGAAAACGAATATAGAAAAAGAAGCAATACTAGCTACAGAAAGACAGGTAGGTGGTAGCCATTACAAATCATGTAAGATACAACCTGTTGATTATATTGTAGAAAATAATCTTACTTTTCTTGAGGGTAATGTAGTTAAATATATTACAAGACACAGAAGAAAAGGTGAGGGTGCTAGTGATATAGAGAAAGTAATACATTATTGTGAATTAATATTGGAGAAAGATTATGGCAGGGAATAACTATTTACCAACAGAATATCAGACGTTTATTCATGCATCTAGATATGCACGTTGGCTACCTGATGAGGGTAGAAGAGAAACATGGATAGAAACAGTTACAAGATTAACTAACTTTTTTCAAATACATTTAAAGAAAAATTTAAATGTAGAAATAGATAGTGAGGTATGGAGAAAGATAGAAGATTATATTATTAATCTTTCTGTTATGCCTTCTATGAGAGCATTAATGACTGCAGGTCCTGCATTAGAAAGAGAAAATATAGCAGGATATAATTGTTCTTATATACCTATTGATAATCCAAAAGCTTTTGATGAGGTATTATATATTCTTATGAATGGCACAGGTGTAGGTTTTTCTGTTGAAAGACAGTATATAGATAAGCTACCTACTATACCAGATAGAGAGTTTGAAAAAACAGATGATGTTGTTTCTGTAAATGATTCAAAAGAAGGTTGGGCAAGAGCATTTAAAGATTTAATATCTTACTTATATACTTGTAGAATACCTAAAATAAATATAAGTAAAGTTAGACCTGCAGGTGATAGATTAAAAACATTTGGTGGTAGAGCAAGTGGTCCTCAACCTTTAGTTAATTTGTTTGACTTCACTATTGATAAGTTTAAAAATGCTAGAGGAAGAAAGTTATCCTCTATGGAGTGTCATGATATTGTTTGTAAAACAGGAGAAGTGGTAGTAGTAGGTGGTGTGCGTAGGTCAGCTCTTATATCTCTGTCTAATTTATCAGACCAGAGATTAAGAGTTGCCAAGTCTGGTGCATGGTGGGAAACAAATCCTGAAAGAGCATTAGCTAATAACTCTGTAGCATACACAGAGAAACCAGATGCAGGTATCTTTATGAAAGAATGGTTAGCATTATATGAAAGTAAATCTGGTGAACGTGGTATCTTTAATAGAAAGTCTGCACAAGAAAAAGCTAGAGAGAATGGTAGACGTAATGCTGATTGGGACTTTGGTACTAATCCTTGTAGTGAAATTATACTAAGACCTAATCAATTCTGTAACCTTACAGAAGTGGTTGTAAGACCTACAGACACAGAAGAAATACTACATGATAAGATAGAAGTAGCTACTATATTAGGAACAATACAAGCTACACTTACAGACTTTGGTTATCTACGTAAAAGATGGCAAACTAATACAGAAGAAGAAAGATTGTTAGGTGTATCTCTTACAGGTATTATGGATAATAGTTTACTGTCTAGAATGAGAAACAAATTACCAGATGTATTAGGTAAGATGAGACATAAAGCTGTACTAACAAATGAAGAGTGGTCAAAGAAGTTAGGTATTCCACAGTCAACAGCTATTACATGTGTTAAACCTTCTGGTACAGTTAGTCAGTTAGTTGATAGTGCTAGTGGTATTCATGCTAGACATAATCCTTATTACATTAGAACAGTAAGAGGAGATAAGAAAGACCCTTTAACACAGTTTATGGTGGACCAAGGTATACCTTGTGAAGATGATGTTATGCAACCTAATAACTCTGTCTTTTCTTTTCCTATGAAAGCAGACCCTAGTGCTATCTTTAGATATACTATGACTGCTATTGAACAGTTAGAGATATGGAAGTGCTATGCACAACATTGGTGCGAACATAAACCATCAGTAACGATATCTGTTAAGGAACATGAATGGATTAATGTAGGTAACTGGTGTTGGGATAATTTTGATACACTATCAGGTATATCATTCTTACCTTTCTCAGACCATACATATCAGCAAGCACCTTATCAAGATATAGATGAAGTACAATACAATGATTTACAATCTAAGATGCCAAAGAATATTGATTGGAATAAGTTACAAGATTATGAAACAGAAGATAACACAAGAGGTTCACAGGAGTTAGCATGCAAAAGTGGTTCGTGCGAATTGGTGGATATATAGTTAATTTTATGGCTATTTGTGTAGGTGCTTGGTGCATCTACGTAATAGTTATGGCTATATTAAACACAATAGGTTTACTAAATATATAAAAAAGTTCTTGACTTATATATAAATATTTGGTATAATTACATAAATGAGTGCCAGAAATGGACTCTTTTTTTAACTTGCTTATTTAAGGAGATAAATATATGTTTGAAATAGATAACTTTTCAAGACAAGCTATTGGCTTTGATAGATTGTTTGATGTTATGAGTAACATAAGAGGGAAAGATATTAACTATCCACCTTATGATATTATAAAAGAAGATGAAGAAACTTTTCTTATAGAGTTTGCTTTATCAGGATTTAAGAAAGATGATTTAAATATTGTTGTTAAAGAAAATCATTTGACTATAGAAGGTGATTATGTAAGAGCAGAAGAAAGTGAATACTTACATAAGGGTATTGCTAAAAGGTCTTTTACTAGGGACTTTGTTCTAGCAGACACGTTACACGTTGAAGACGTTACATTCAGCGAAGGTATATTGAGATTAACTCTTAAGCAGATTGTACCTGAAGAACAAAAACCTAAGAAGATTAAAATTAATTAAGTTATATAGGGGGTTGAAATATACTCCCTATTTTTTTTGGAGAATATATGAATAAGTTATTTGTTGTGCTAACATTATTATGGTTACAAAATATATTTTTTACTAACGTACATGCTTTTGATTCGTTAGGATATAGATACTATCATGATTTAGATAA